CACATTTCCTTGGCTTGCTTCGCCAGCGTATGTGTCATCTGACTCCAGCCTGTATCCGCTGACAGTATCAGTTAATTGATTTGATACGGCTGACGTTCTAGATTTAGTCCAAACCAAACCACCTTCGCCAGACAAGTCAATGCCAGTTACGATGTTTAGGCTACTTCCAGTACCTGCATACAAAAACGTAGAAAACACATCGTCAACGTAAACAGGATCGTCTTTAGCACCAGCGCCTGCGAGTAGTCTTAAGGCTCCGTTACTCATTAACCCATTGCCTGACCGGCAGTAAAGCCGTAGTAAGTAGTGCCGCCGTCTATTGTGAAGAAGACAAAAACGTCTACTCCATTATTAGTAGCGGTTAGTGTTGGTGCTGTAGCCGCCGCCCAATCAACGCTTCCCGGCCAAGTAATTGTCCTTGCGGAACTGTCTTGAATTACCTTTAAAACAAATATAGAGGCTTTGCCGCTTGCCGCAGGATTGCTAAATGTATAAGTGACATTCTCAGTCAGGTCGTGCAGAAACGAATTACCATCACGCAGATTAAGTGTCGCCGCATTTGAGCTAGACGTAATTGTCGTAGACTCGTCAATCGTCCCGTTGTCAAACGTCACCACGCCATTGGCATCCGCCGTTACCGCCTTAGATGCCGCTGTTAATCCAAGCGTAGCAATGTCTAAGTAGTTAATCTCTGCTGTAGTGGCTGTAACACCATCCAAAATATTTAGTTCTGCGGCAGTTGATGTAACCCCATCAAGGATATTTAACTCTGCCGCAGTACTGGTAACGCCGTCTAAAATATTAAGTTCGGCTGTAGTGCTAGTAATACCATCAAGAACATTTAGCTCAGTAGCTGTTGCACTAATAGCTACATCTTCGTTGAGCTTAGGAGATGTAAGTCTTTTATTAGTTAGTGTGTCTGTTGTTGCACGACCTACTAAAGTATCAGTAGCCGCTGGAAGTGTTAAAGTTACATTTCCGCTGTAATCAGCGTGTGCGGCTGACTGAAGCTGAGTGTAGTGTGCGTTACTAGACTCACAATAAAACTTAATGTTAGATACAGACCCAGCATTTTTAAGAACAATTTCACCAGACTGAATATCTACATTACCATCAAGCCTTACAAGACCTGTACCGTTAGGAGTAATAGTTATATTACCGTTTGATACACTAACAATATCTTGACCATTTACGTCAAGACTACCGCCTAGCTGTGGTGTAGTATCTTCAACAACATTTGAAATTTCTGATCCAGACAAAATGCCTGCTGTTAATGTGGCCCTAGTAACTTTCTTTAGCCCACCACCAGAAGTATCTACAGCTAAAAGAACATCATCATTTGCAATTGTAGATATTTCTGAAAGATCTCCTACGGCTGTAGGATTAAAGTTTGTTCCATCAGCAATAAGAAGATGACCAGCAGTATTTGTAGCCATTACGAGATCATCACCACTAATAGTAAGATCGCCTGTAATAGTTAGGTTACCGCTGATTGTATCAATTGCAGACTCAAAATATGTTTCAAAGTCTGTAAGAGCTACCTGTTTCATTGTGCCGTTGTCATTTACAATAACACGATCAGCATCAGCAAGCGTTGTAGCTGTAGCGGCTGTGTCGCCGTCTATTATGTTTAATTCAGTTGCTGTGGCTGTTACACCATCAAGAATATTAAGTTCTGCGGCAGTCGATGTAATAGCAGTTCCGTTAAAATTAATTGCGTCTACATAAGCCGTACCGTCTATATACAGATCTTTAAACTCAAGGGAGGCTGTTCCTAAATCAATATCATCATCTGTTACAGGAACTACTGCACCATCTTGAATACGAATCTGTTCTACTGCACTGCTAGAGACTTCTACAAAAAAACCTATGCGGTTATTTGAACCATCGACTGTAATCTTATTTAAAAAATCTAAATCACCAATGGTGGGAACATTGCCGCCTTCTCCAGCAGTGCCATCATGTCTATGGCCTGTAGAAGATGCAGATGAACTAGAGTATGCAAAAGCATTGAGAAGCTGATTATATTCGTTATTAAACAACGCGGCAGTAATTGTATCGCCATCTGAAAATGTACTTTGTCGTGTATAACTTTGGGCCATTATTATCTCCTACCTGATGGCATATAATCTATATAAAAACCATTTACACCATACGGGCTACTTGTATCGTTTGATCGTAGGCGTATACTGAATGTGTTGCCACTGCCTGTAACTGTTTGTCGGAACATAGGATCAGATCCCGCCCCAAATGAAGCCACGCCAAAAACAGCATCACCAAATGTCCCCGGAAGAGGTATAGTTGATAGTGTTATATCTGAAGGCTGTGGTATGTCTAAATCTTTGTAATCATACCGCAACCTTAAAACTGGCTGTAATGTTCCTTCAGGTGAAAATGATGTGCGAATATATTTTAAAGTTTTACGTGTCCCTATATCTCCACAATCAATGTCAGGTGTTTCATAAGTCGCTAAGATATTAGCTTCACTACCGTCATGTAGAAATGAATCGCCTGTATCGTGGTTATAAACGTATCCATCTTTGTCACCATGAAAAGCAACTTCTACTACATCTTTATTAAAGTCTGATGTGATGCCTAATGCTTGTATCCCTAAAGTTTCTGACCACTCAAACCCCTGACCTGTAAATGTTCCTATAACGCCTTTTGCTACTCCGGGTTCTTGAGAGGTTGTAGAATAAAATAAACGATATTGGGATTTAGATCGAAGCACAGCACTTGTAATAACAAACTGTCCTGCGCGTGATGCTAAAGAACTTATAATATCTTGTATCTGTCGAGATACAGAACTTAACTCAACGTCACCAATACGGGCTGTACCAGCAATAGTGCGGATACCGTCTGGTGCTAAAAAGACTAGATCACCCCCTACTTCTTGAATAGAGTAGTGTGAAAGACACCCTACATTTTCTGTAATTGGATCTATGCGAATATTTGAGCTATCATTTATATTTATAAGTTTTTGAATACTATTTTTAGAAAAAACAATTAGATTTTCACGGAAGCTCTTGACACCCTGTACTTGATCTGTTATGGCTACAGAACCAGAACCACTACCACTAAAGTCATCAATGTCATTATAGACACTATAAAACACAGTGTTTAAATTATCTTCTACTCCAGCGGCAATTAAGTGATGATCGTGAACCGTTACATACTTTACGCCTTTAGTTCCTGTAACAGTAATTTCAGACGCAAAGAAAGTTCTTGAACTAACTGCACCGCCTGTGCCTTCCATTCTAAATAAAAATGGTTTATTGCTTCCATCAGCGATTACTATCTCGCCATAATCAAAGTCAGCACCTTCAAACAAAGCAAATGTGCATTGGCCTTGAGTAGAGCGTGTAAGAACTGAGCGGCCTGTAAATGTTGTGTGGTTGTCGCCACTACCTGAAACACTATCCCTGTTTATTTGTAACCAGCTTGTGCCGTTGTTACTAAAAAATATATCAGTGCCAGAGCAAACAATAACGCCATCACCATATGCCGCCAGACCTAAAATAGGATTAGAGCTATTAGGTTGTGCAGAAGAACCACCACCATAGGCTGTAAAGCCATTTACACGGCGATAGCCACCATCAGGATCAACCTCAAAGTTTTCTAGTACTTTGGCAAAACCCGGCTGACCTAATACCTCAATAGAGTTTAAGTTTGTGTTAAGCCCACCTCTACATGAAAACCCAAAAGCCTGAGACATTAGACAAGCCTCATGCGATCATCTTTGATGTACTTGGGTGCTGGAAACATTAGAGCATTCTTCATAAGTCGTAAGCCTCTACGATATTCTTCTAAGGCTAGTGCGGCTGGCTGAATATTTTCTTTAAACTGATGCACGTAATATCTAGCTCGTGCAAGTAAAACAGTTTTGTAAATATCAGGGAATACAATTGTATCGCCATGCGCTGATAGTTGTGTAGGCTGATTAAAAGCAAAAAAATGAACTTTGTATACTTTGTCAGGTATAGGACTTAATCCAAAATTACGCCCATCGCTACTACGAAAAACTCTGCGAGGTTCACCACCATTAGCATCGCCAGCATCGTCTTGATTTTCTTTAGCACGATGATAGTCTTTCCATTCTTCTAAGGTTATAAACTTTAGGTTTTGACTGACGTAGGGGGCTGTTTCGCCTGATACGCCTACTGTAGTCATATAAAAGTCATCCCAATCTACATAACCGTAATCATCCACCAAAGACGAACTAGCGGCTTTGATTTCGTACCAGCGTTGATTGGCAACAGTTTCTACAGTTACATTACCATACAGCGGATCTGTTGAGCCGCTTTCACCTACAGAAAGAAAAGGCCACTGAGGTTCTTCAAGAACAATGTCAAGGTATGCTCTGTTGACACAATCTTGAGCGTGTGCTTGAAGACCAATAGCAGAAGAAAAATTACTAGAGGTTAATACAACCTCGTTCATTTCTCTTAGTAATTCATTTGTAAGCTGTAGGTATGTAGTCGCCATTATTTTTTATGAACCTTTTGTATTTCAAAATTAGCGTTTAGCGTTGCGCCTTTGTGGGGCTTAAACTTACCTGTATGCTTCATAAGTTTATAGCCACCCTTAGACTGTTTCATCCAGTGATACCCTTTAGGCGCGGCGACTTTCATCAGGGTTCTCCTGTTCGTTTCTGAGCTTTGGGTACTTTTGATCTCCTTGCTTTAAATAAGGAAACTGATTTTCTGTCATCTCAGCACACATACGCTCTTTTTCTTGGATAGACTTGTATTCTCGTTTTTCAACTTGAGTGGTCATTAGTTTGCTCCAGCTTTAGGCATAGCATCTGCTACAGTGCTTCCGTATACAGGCTGTGAGCCTGAGTGAACTTTACTGCCTTTTATATACATTGACCGTCCCATGTTGGCTTGCTTGCGATCCATCTTCGCCTCAGAACCATACATCATGCCGCTACGCTTTTTCTTTTTTTTGTCCATCCCGTAATCCATATTACTTCTCCTTCTTTCTAAAAATACGATCATAGTTATCTTCGTACTTTTTACGGTTTTCATACTTAAGGTACTGACCGCTTACCTTAGTTGTTCTTTTAGGACTCATTCTAATTGGCTGTTGTTCACTTCCAATCTGTGGCATTACTTATCTCCAGAAAATAAAAGGGGGAGTATTTCATCCCCCTATTAGTTTTAGTCGATGCCGTAGAAGGCAGAGACAATTGACTCGCCACGCAGAACCTTAGCACCATAAACGTGCAGGCCGCGAACGATATCACCAAAGCTAGACGGATCACGAATCACTTCTGTATTCACAATAGTCTGTGCAGTACAGGTGGATGAGATGTGTCCAGCAAGACACTTACCAGCCGCGTTAGAGGTCGATGCAATGTTGTTGGTCTTGTACATATCAAAACCACGCAACTTACCAGAGCTTACCAAACCATTACGGATGGAGCCTTGGCCTGCATTGAAATCAACGCTCAAGAGCTTAGAGCTACTTTGTACAAGTTGCTCATAGAACTCAGGATTAGCAAGGAACCAACGACCCTCTTCAGGTACGTTCTGCTCATCAAGCAGACGCGCCATGTGTGAAAGTACGTCGATAGGATCATGCTCACCAGAAGCGTAGCCAATGTCGAGGTTACCAGTACCGTCGAAAGTACCAGCCGCCAAGTCAGTAGCGTTATCAGAACCAAGGATATGGTTCGGAGAAGACGCAGGAACGCCAGCAAACATAGTGGCAATTACACCCTCATCAAAAGCATCACGCA